ATCTTCCGATTACTGAAATTCTGATCATTTTATTTGTTTTTAATTATTAAAATATTACTTCTCCGCCATCTTCATCTTTGTATGGAAGCCATGATTGATTAGCTTCTTTTCTTTTCCAAAAATCAAGTCCTTTTTTATTCAACATCTCTTGTATAAAATCCCTTCCCTCAATAAAAAACCTTCTTCTATCCCAAATATACTCAACCATTACAAATCCTTTCCTACCAACACTTTTCTTTTTAATTTTCTTAGAGTGAAATTCTGCAACAGGACTTTTTGGATCTGTCTGTGCAAATGGTCTATGGTAAACGGTAATATTGTCCATTTTATTGTTCCACATAGCACCATCATTTATATCAAATACATCAGGACATTTGTAGTTACCACTCCTATCCCTTTCCATTAATTTTGGATGGGCAATAACCCAAAAATATACATCATTCTTCTTCGCAAATCTTGAAAAGTCAGCTAATAATGTTTCCAAATACTTATCCGTTCTTCCACCAAAACCTTTGTAATCATTAGTCATTTGGTTAAATGGATCAATACAACAAAAGTCAACTTTCTCTTGCACAATCAATTCCAAAAACTTTTCTTTGATATACTGAGGGGTAGGCGAAAGCATCTCTGCACTTATGTAGAATATATGCTTAGAAATATAATCATATGCCGCCTCGTAAATATCATTGGCTGGTCTATTTGGGTTAAATGGAGTACACTCACAACCCAAAAGCATTTCAACATAGTCGTGAAAATACTCTTCCGCTGGCGTATCTTCAGGAGAAAATGTAGCAATCTTTTCGCCATACATGATAATTCTACTTAGCAATTGCGACTTTTGCCAAGCTGTTTTACCATAGTTACCGATACCGGTAAGCAATGTAATCTCACCCCTTTTAGGCTTAAAAATATGATCAAGCTCTGGTACTCCTACACCCATAACCTTATCAAACCCATTTTGATTGATAAGCAAAGCTTTATCCTTTACATCAATTCCATATACCACATCTTCAACCCTGTAATTATCACCCTTTTCATCTACAAATTCATTCTTAACATCAATTTCAAAATTCGTAGTCTTATTAACCAACTTTTCCTTTTGTATAATAGCCGAACCAGCAATAGCCCTATTTGCCCTATATCCGCTCTTTACAGCGCTTCTCATCTCCGACATAGTAAAGTCATTACTCACTAAATATTCGGCTGAAATGAGGCTTAAAGCGGCCTCCTCGTTGATTCCAAACCTACAACATGCAGATGCCAACTTAAAAATGTAAGTATTTCGCTCTCCAGTGACAAAAGCATCATTTTTATTCGTAAGCCACTTCAGTATTCTGCGAAAGTTTTCAGAATCGTCAATTGTTTCAATTTCGTTGACTACAATTTTTTCTATTTTTTTAGCTTTGGTGTAAACCGCAGCTTTATCGTTTATGTAAATATCGGGATCAAAACTTTCGTAACAAACCCTGCTAACATTAATTCCACTTCGGTCAACTTCTGGGAAAACCTCTTGTAGTGATTGGAAATGCTCTCTATGCTTTTTGCCATCCGCTATTTTAACCAAAGCTTTTAAACCATTACCTGAAGGACTAACCCAACAAGCATACACAAAATCCTTTTGGATAATTTCAGTCTGCTTATCCCTTAAGTCAGAAATATCATCAAAATCTAAAACTATAAATCCGCTATGTGCGACCAATTGCTCATCCTTCCTATCTGCTCCAAACTTACCGCTGAAGCAAATTGAAGGCAAATTGAGCTTTAGCTTATTAGCCTTTTCCTTGTCCAAAGCTAACCTAATATCTAAAACCAAAGACTTACTTGCGCCCAACTTAATCCTTTCAAGTGCCTTATCAACGGTTATAAAATGTGGTTCCTTGCTAAAAATGTTTTTAAAAATAGTAACTTGCATCGTTTATTTATTTAGTTGATCAACTCTTGTTTTGTATTTTATAAAATCTGCATCTTGGTATAAATGTGAATTATTCTTTGGTGTTTGTGGCAAATCCGTATTTGATTTATATGTTTTTTTTAGATGGGGAAGTGTATTTTTAATTTTAGTTTTCCAAACTTTAATCTTCTTGCCATACCCATCATTCCAACCAGCATCCACCCAAGTTTGATATTTAGCCTTTAGGGAAAATTCATATTCCGAATAAACAGCCTTTAAATCATTCTCAACTACTTCCTTACAATATGCTAAAAAATCATTTTCACTAGGTATATATTCTTTTATTTCTTTTACTTTACTTTCTTTTACTTTACTTTGCGGATTTTCTGGAGCAGAAACTCCGTCAGATACGGTATTATTAGTAGCGAATTTACCGTTTATGCGGAGTTGTTTCTTACTTTTATCTTTATTTGTACCTCTTTTTTCATAAACAGGTTTTAACCTTTCATCTAGCGAATCTGAATTAATAAAGCCATTATTTAAGAATATCATCTCCAGTTTGATACAGTAATCCACCACATCCCGTATTTCTGTAGCAGAAACTCCAAAATCACCCGCCATTAGTTCAAATTCCACATCTGAATACTCAAATACATTACCATCAATACCAGTTAAATATTCTAAAGTCATTGACCAAATAGCATAACCTATGGCTCCAAACTTTGTACGAATGGCTTTAACCTTTCTATGGTTTCTCATATCCCTATCATGAGGGAAATAATCGCAATAATTCTTTTTAGGGCGAGCCATTTTTTTATAATTAATCGTTAGTAAAATCAGTTCCCATTGCCTTGTTTATCTTTTCTAGATTTTCATCCGAAATATTCATAATCCTATGAATTAAGATTCCGTACAACGTCCCATATGGCACTCCTGATTTTCGTGCAAGCCAAGCTAGTGGCCTTTCTTCTTGCTCTAAGTGTAACAAGATAAGGTCTTTTACATTTTGTTTTTTCATAAAAATTTTGGTTGAAGAACAAAGTAAAGAAGTTTTATTTAAATAAAAAAATATTTTTCCCCAATTATTTTTTAAAATTTATTTTGTGTTTTAATTAAATTAATTATCTTTGTTAAAATATTACTATGAAAACAGCAATGCAAGAGTTAATTGATGATTTAACAAGTGAAATTGAAGATAGAAAATCTGTACCAGCAACAAATAAGATGTATCATACAAGTACAAGAATAGTACAAGAAATATTAGATTTTTATGTAAAACCATTACTTGAAAAAGAAAAAGAGCAGATATTAAAAGCAAGATTTGATGGATTTAAAATAAGCAGTGAAGGATGGAATGGGGAATACCCATTTGAAGGGAAATCTGATGATGAAATATCTTATAGAATTACAAATCAAGAATACTACAACAAAACCTATAACCAAAACAAATAACCTATGATACAAAATACTGAAGATTTAATTAAGGCATTGTGTATAATGAGTGCAGGTTGGAGAACTGAAGATGAAAAAGAAGTTTTTGATAAAGCATTTGAATTAGTACACAGAACTGCAGATTATTTACACTTGTTAAATCAAAAAGAAAAATTGGAAGATAAAATATCAAACTATAACCAAAACAAATAACCTATGTTTCAAACAAATTTTATCCCTCAAGGTTGGGAGTGTCCAAAATGTAAAAGAGTTTATTCTCCTACAACAAGTATGTGCAGTCATTGTCCTCAACATACACAAGGACTAGCAACCACAGGAACTAGTACGAGTACCACTTATTCACATCAATTTGAATCAGATAAAAAATCTTCAAGTAAAACTAAATGTAAGATATGTGGTTTAGAAAAATGGCAACACCCACTTGTTTCATATACATAACCAAAACAAATAACCTATGTTAAAGTCAGAATTAATTAAAGAAAACGAAAGACTAAGGATGGAATTAAGTATGGTATGTAATAGCCCTAATACTTTTGAATCATTAGTTATAATTAAAAGAGAACAACACAAAGATAGATTAGAAAGAGCAATTTGGTTTGGGGATTTTACCAAATTAGAACAAAAAGAAGATATTATAAAAGCAGATGAAGATGATGAATTTTATAAAATGTCTGAACAAGAAATAAGAGATTGGCATATGATACAAAGTTTAAAAGAGAAGTATGGAGAATAGGGATTTAATTTATGAAATGGCTAAGAGATTAGACATGGTAATTGAAGTAACAAAAAAAGGGGAAAACATAGGTAAATTTAGGTTCATAAATGATAAACTACATAAACTAAAAGAAGATGAGAAATTCAACAATAATAGTGAAGAAGAAAAGGTGCGTTAGTTGCGGGAATATTGATTATCATTTTTCTAAAAAGATGTGCAAGCAATGTGCTACAGTGGTTTCTACGCAAAAGAGAATGGAAGAATTTGAAGATGATTCAGAAAGTTTTCAGAACTTAGTTGCAGATCTTGACCATGTATTTAGCCAGTATTTAAGAAATAAATATGCAGATAAAACGGGTATGGTAGAATGTTATACTTGTGGTGGTAAACATACTATTACAGAAATACAATGTGGTCATTTTATGGGTAGAGTAAATTTGGGAACAAGATGGATGGAAGCCAATTGCAGACCACAATGTATGGAATGTAATTACTTTAAGACAGGTAATATTGAAGAATTTGAAAATAAACTTAACGAAGAGAATGGAGCATTAGTTGAATACCTTAGAGAAACAGCTAGGCAGACAGTAAGACCAACAAGAGATGAGCTTAAATCTTTGATCCTAGAATACAGGGCAAAGCTTAACTTAGTAAAAAAGAAATTTATTTAATTTTACAGAAGTAATTGTAGATTGGTGGTTTTAAGCAAATATACCCTCCTGTATTTCTATACTGGGAGGTTTTTTATCAATCATAAAAGTTCTATAATTAGTAAAAATTGAGCCGTAATTGATTGATAATTGGATTAATAATGATTGATAAAATGGTAGTAATTATACTACTATTTATTTTAATTAAATTAATTTTGGTTAGTATATTTAATTAAATTAATTTTACAAAAAAAATATAAAATGGCAAGAAAAATAGATCCAGAATCAGTATCAAGTAAGGTAGCTGATTTAACATTAGGCGAAAGTATTAGATTAGATAATCCATATACATCAGTTATGGTTATGGTTTCAAATCTTAAAAAGAAAAAAGGACATGAAAGTAAAATGTTTAAAATTAAGTTTATTGATGAAAAAACAATTGTAACAAGAATAAAATAAGTATTATGCACATCCAAACCGTAAACTACACTAGAACATTTAATTTAGGCAATTATTCCTCTGAAAAAATTGGTGTTGAATTTTCTCTTAATCAAGGTGAGTCTGCAAACAAAGCTCTTGACATTGCAAGAGAATTAGTAGAAGAATATCATAAGCAAAATGTAGAAAGATTAAAAAGCTTAGGGTATTATCATGATGAAATTGTTGAAGTAATTCCTACTCAATCAAAGCAAACATTAGCTGAAAAAACAAAATCATTTATTGATTCTTGCAAAACGAAAGAGGAATTAAAAGCTTGGGAGTTAATGAGCAAAAGCAATCCTGAAATATTAGAACATTATAACAACAAACTAAACACACTTTAATGAACTGGAACGAAACACTAATCAGAGCAAGCTCTGTCGGTTATTTAATGACCGAACCTGTAACTAAAGCAGATAAAGAAGCTGGAGTATTATCCAAGACTGCACAAAAACATTTAATTGAAGTTTATATCTCTGAAAAATATGGAAGAAAGCGAGATATACAAACAAAGCAAATGAAGAAGGGCATTGAAGCGGAACAAGATTCTATTGATTTATTATCAATGTATCTTAAATTACCATTTAGTAAAAACGAAGAACGATTTAAAAATGATTTTATAACAGGATTGCCAGATATTATAAATGGTGATACAATTATTGACATAAAGTCAAGTTATGATCTTTGGACATTCTTAGGCAACATACCAGACAAGTTAGATAACTTATACTATTGGCAAATGCAGTCTTATATGTGGCTTACAAGCACAATAAAAGCTACTATTGCGTATTGTTTAGTTAATACACCAGAAAGTATTATTCAACAAGAGAAATATTATCTGCTTAAAAAGATGGATGTAATTTCAGAAGAAAGTCCAGAATTTATCAAAGAAGCAATGAAGGTAGAATTCAATATGACATTTGATGATATATCAATTAATGAAAGAATACTTACGTTTAACGTCAATAGAAATGAAGATGATATTTTACGAATTGAACATAAGGTTCTAAAAGCTAGAACATTTTTACAAGAATTAGAACAAACGCATTTAAACTTTAATAATGAGTGCTAACATCATAAGTGCTGTTCAAAATTTAAAAATGGCTCAAGAACAGTTTGAGGATTTTTGTAGGCAATATCCTGAAACAAAAGGAGAGAAATTATTTAGAGTTTACGTTGGTAAAATTAATTGGATGTTTAATGATATTGTGACCCATCCATTTTTAACTGAAGAAGTAAGATCAGGTATTAAAAAAGAAATAAATAGTGATATATTTGCTATACCAGCAATCCATGAAAAAGTTGCGTTGTTAACTCCAGAGCAAAGAGAAATGATTGAGTTAACATTAGACGCAATGCTTGAAGGGGAGGAGGTAAAAATAGTAGATATAAAAGAATTAAAACAATAAAAAATGGCTAAGAAAAAAACAGAAATACCAAAGGAAATACAAGTATATACAGAAGGATGTGATTTTTGTATGCAGTTTGATTATGATGAACCTCATGTAATAGGCGCAAGTCCTGATGGTGAAGGTGGTCTAGAAATAGTATTAAAAGCATACCAAGATGCTGGAATTACTTTCGTATGTCCAAATACTGGCAAAAAACTTAGACTATTTTCAAGACCTTTGTCAGATGCAGGTAAAAAAATATTAGAAGATCAGCCCCCAGCTTAACTTTTTTTGTGTGAATTAGCAAACTTGCGAGCTGCTTCAACACTCCCAAATCCCCAAGCTTTTAAAGCAAGTGCTTTTCGGGTTGGTTCGCCATTTGGCTTCTTCATAGCGCCCGTCATGCCAGCAAAACGAGCTGCAAACGAAACTCTACGAGGATTCGTACCTTCTTTAACAGGAGCTTTTAAATTACCACCTGTTTCTGCATTGTAAGATGCACGACCTTTTGCATTTAAACCACCTTCAGGATTTTTTCCTTCTTTTCTTTGCCAAGCAGACATAAATTACATTTTTTCTTGTGCTTTAATTTTTTTTTCTTGCTTTAACATTTCAGGTGTTGGTTTTTTACCACTACCCTTGTTAGCACGAATATTATCCCATAAACCACGAGGTGAATATGAGCCATCCGCGCGTTTCATCATTTTTAATTTACTTTTCATACGCTAATTTACGAATTTATTTCCAATTTTCAGACTTCCAAATAGCTAAATCTATTCCAGTTAACCCTTCAGGAGGCTGCGCATTGCCATTTTTAAGCTCTTTTTGAGGCACTTGAATAAACTTGGCGTTAATCTTACCATCAAAAACCTTATGTGGCAAATTTGAGTCGGTTGTGTTATAATTATCCATTAAATAATTCACTACTTGCTGAACAGATGTCAAATTTTGCTCTTTTTGAATCATATCCAACTTATATGTGTCAAATCTAACCCCAATTGGATTGCTTTTCCCTTTTTTAGTATTAAAAGATTTATTAGATAAGCCTTTTTCATAAAATTCTTTAATCCAGTACTTTTCCCTTTCATCTAAAATTGAAATATTATCAACAAACTCAATTTCTTCAATTATTACATTTTGTTTTGCATCTAATATTAATTTAATAATGCTGTTTTTTTCTTTGTTTTTATTTTCATTGATATGTTCTTTTAATCTTTTATTCAATGAACTAATGGTTTTACCAATATAAAATATTTTACTATCTTCTAATGGGTTTTTAAGGCAATATATAAACCCTCCATTATAATGTTTATTTTCCCTATTGTAATAAACCCGACACTTGTCTGAGCAAAACCTTTTTTTTGCCGTTATTGATTCCATTTCTTGTTCGCAATATAAACAGCTTTTTATTTTTATAATCATTGTTACGGTTTTTGTTA